TACCTTCACTGCTGTTCCTGTGGAACAAGCGAAGCCGTGGTCTGTGAGTTGTAGATGTATCCGTGTAGGGCATCAGGAATGTGATACTCACTCTGCACCTTTGGATACAGCCGCATGAGCCAGTCAATGTCTTCTGTGGACTGCCCGTTGGCTCCGTAGACAGGATTGAACGACTCGCTCTGCGCAATCTCACGCCGCCAAACACACATATGGTACGGAGGACGCTTGATGTCTCCAAGCATTCCGTCTTCGTCACGCCACAGGTGACCGTGAGGATTGCCGATACCGAATTCCACATTCATGGGTTCGCCGTTGATCATGCACCACTGGTTGAACGAGATGCAGTCCACGTCGTATTCGTCAATTGCCTTGAGAATCGCGCTCATGTAGTCCTTGCTGATAGCGTCATCGTCGTCCAAGAACGCGATGTACCGTCCCCGAGCAGCGCGAAGCAGATCATTGCGCTTCTCCGAAATGCTCTTGGAGCGGTTGTCCAACATCACAAGAATCTCCACTGACTTGCCTTGACCAACAGCATCTGCTTGCTGCTGTAGTTGCTGTACAGCAGCCTTCATGGAGTCGATGCGTTCGGGAATAGACAGGATCAGAACACTGAACTTAATATCACTTGCTGGTACTGGCATAATGTCTCCTTAACCAATGTTTATGATCCAACAGCCTTCGCCCCAAGGATCATCATATGACTTGTAACCTATTCCATAACGATCTGTGTATGAATCTGTGCCTTCTCCCAAAACTTTATGGACTGCTCTACGGACATCTTCACACCATGCGTAATCGTGACCAGCCAACAGCCCCCCACTCTTCATTTTCGGGAGCCAGGCTTCTAAATCTGCTACGACTGAATCATAAGCATGATGTCCGTCAATAAAAACGAAATCAACAGAGTTGTCTTCATATGTCGATGCAGCATTAACGGATGTAGTTCTGATTGCGGTTATTAAATTGGACACCCTTTTGGTGTTTTCCATGAACTTCCCATAGATGTTGCCAACACATTGACCATCCTGATTTTCTTCCCAAGGGTCAATACAATCAAAACGAATGTTCTTTCCCGAATTTTTGATCTCTACCGCCATGAACGCGGCAGACCGTCCTTTCCAACATCCAACCTCAACAAAGTGAGAGTTCGATGGAAATTTTCTGACCACGTGAGCGTACAGATTGGGATAGGTGAAATATCCCTCCTCAAACATAGGATCTTGCCAATAGTGTTCTAGTTTAGCGAGTTGTTCCATCGAACATTTCCTCCATGTCGAAATTGCGCTCCTTACGACGAGCGTACACTTCACCGTCCACATCGTACATTTCTTTGTTCTCGTTTCGTGCGTGTAGCGCATCAAACGGCTCTGGTGTCCACTGGTGCTGAATGATGCAGATGTCACAGCGGCGCAGTTTGCCCAACTGGTGGCAAACAACCGTCTGCTCGTTGTCGGAGTACAGGGACTTGTATTCTGGATTGTAGATGTACCCAAACTTGCGGTACAGGGGGAAGCCCATGACCGTGAGTGTCATCAGGGGGTCTTCCTTTGGTCGCAGTCCGTCCCAAAACTTGATTGCTCCGTCGAAGTCAGGGAACGAGTGTTCAAACGCAGAGAAGATGAAGTCATCGTACCCCATCTGCACAGGAACCATGTCGTCTGACGCAAGCAGCAGCACATCACCGTCTTCGCCGTCTAGGTCTGCGTTGCACGCCTGGATCTTGGTCTTGGAGTGTCCGTAGCACCACTTGATGTCTGCGTTCATGGCACGAGTGGTGAACCACTCTTCCATTTGCGGGTTGTTCATGCTTGGATCGTCTACGTCCATACTGACAACGAAACGAACATCATGCCGACCACCCAGAAAGGTCAGGTAGCGGCTAAACACGGTCTTGAATTTTTCGGGACGGTTCCGCGTGGGGAACTTCACAACCAACTTGCTCATAACGAAATCTCCTGTTTACTCTTTGGGTTTTTGTGAGCCTTTGCTCTTTCCTATGTGGTATTTAGGGCACAGTTCCCACTCACCCTTTTCTTTGTACGGAAGAATCTTTATCTTACTGATGGGAACCTTGTTCTCTGCTTTGCTCTTGTCTACAATCTTTACCAGTCCCCACTCTTCCAGTAGCCCTGCGATGGTGTTTCGGCGGCTAATGTCTTCAGGGGAAATGGAGGTGGGCAGATCGTCTAGGGCAAACATTTCTTTGAAGTGAACAATGTAGTACTTGCCCTTCTTGTGGAGAATATGGCAAGACTGCCACAGTTTCTTCTCTGTCTTGGAAGAAACACCGATGCGTGTAAGGGTTTCTCGTACTTTGAGAAAATCATCGGGTTTAACTAGACTGACCTCCAGTAGGTCTGTGGGGTCAATCGTGATGTAGCGTTCTTCTTTTTCCATGCTGTGTTCACTCCTGTAGTTTGAACAGACACGGAACTATTTAGATTACTTCGCCTTTCCACCCTTTCGTGTCTCGTCCACAATCTCCTGTACCTGCTCGTCTGTGAGTACGGTGAGTGCTTCCCGTGCCTTGCGCTCGGAGAACCCGTAGTACTCCACCAAAGCCCCCACGCGAGGATCACTCTCCCGCTTCAGCCACTTGGAGAACCGCTTGCGAGGGCGAATAGCCCCACGCAGAAAGTCAAAGTGCATCTTGGGGTCTATGTGCCCCATTCGGTTTGCTTCGTTAGCCACAAACAGAGTATCCGGAAAATACGACAAGCAACGGGTCACCACGAACGGCGGATACGAGTGTTTCACGTATTGCTCACTCTCGTCCATCAGCGGCTGCTTGTTCACGTTGATGGCATTCAAATAATCAGTCAGTTGGTAGGTCATTTGAACTTGCACTCCATCATCAACTGCACCAAACACGCGGTGGTATTGATCTCTGCGTCTGCCACAAACGCGGCTTTGTACTGGTAGTCCGCAAGCACAAGAATGGCTTGTGGAATAGATCCACTCTCAAGGTTTTCGTACAGCCCGTCGTACACTCCGCGGAAAATGCGGCTGCTGTCGTTGTCCAAGTTCTCCACCACCCATTTGCGAACGCCCCCAAAGTCCTTGCTCTTCATGGCTTTCACGAGGGTCTTGATCTGCACGTCCCCAAGGGTTTGCAGTACACCCACATCAATCTTGCCGTTTACTGCATACCGCTGGAGTTCGTTCAGGGTTCGACGGAAGTCAGGGAAGTGCTTTGTGATGAGTTGGGCTACAACCTTCTCGTCGTACTGCACCCCTTCTGCCTTGAGTATTTCGCACGCCCGCTTGAGAAACTGGACTGCCATACCAGGCTTCTCCTTTTGCGGAATGCGGAAGTCAATGCAAGTACAGCGAGAGTGGAGAGGTTCAATCACTCGGTTCTTGAAGTTGCAAGTAAGAATGAACCGGCAGTTTGCGGCAAACTCCTCAATGAAACCACGCAGAGCGGGTTGCGTTGACTGTGCATTAGAGTAGTCGAACTCGTCTAGGATGACAACCTTTTTCACCCCGTCCGTAAGAGAAACGGTGGACGCAAACTGCCGAATGCGTGTCCGTAGGGTGTCAATGTTACCGTCTTCCGAACAGTTCACCATGATCCAGTCACAGCCAAGATCGTTGCACAACGCCTTTGCAACAGAAGTCTTGCCACAACCAGCCCCGCCCGAAAGCAGGAGGTTCTGTGCTTCGCCTCGCTCCACCATACGCGCAAACAAGTCTGCGGGTTCTGATGGTAGAATGCAGTCCTTCACGCTCTGTGGACGGTACTTCTCGCACCACAGACCTTTCACCAATTCATTAGTAGTCACAATCAAGCCTCGTAAGAGGAGTCTCCGTTCAGGGCAATCCAATACTTCAGTGGTTCAGTCTTGCTTGTAAAGCAACTCACAATCTTCTGTGAGATGGAAACGCTGTAGTCTCCGGAAAGAATCTTAAGATTCTCCACATCAAAGATGAACTCGAAAGTGGCACCCGAAGTGTTGTCTCCCACTTGAATAGAATAGAAGTTGGAAGTGGTGTCGGTCTTGTCCACCACTGCCAGTTCAATCTTCTCTCCGTCATCCGATGATCGCACACACAGGTGCTGCACTTGCAGTACCGATGCTGCCTTTACAGCGTCCCCAAAATCCTTGGACTTCAAATCGAACTGTACCACAGCGTCGGGCATCGTGATCTTCTTGTTTGTGGAAGTCACCAAGTTTTGGGCGCAGTAGTAGTAGCGTACACTGGATCCACCGCTCTTCACCGTGACGAAACTCTCGTCAAAGATGAAATCAGGATCCTTGAACAGACTAACCGTGCCAAGGAACTTGTTCAGATCCCAAATAGCAAACTGCCGTGGGAATGTTTCGTCCACATGGGCTTCAGCCAATATGTTCTTCGTGGACGAAAGGGTGGTCAGCACATTCCCTTCGTTCACTAGAATTCCGGAGTTGATGGTCGAGAAATTCTTCAGGATGTCCAAGGTTCGCTTGGAAATCTTGATGCCGTTTTCACTCTTCGTCTTCATAGTCATAGTCATCACGCGTATCCTTTCGACCTGCATTAAGGTCATCCACTAAGTCCTTTAGGTGCTTCTTCTCTTCGGATCGTCGCGCGCTCTTGTGCTTACGATCCACACTCTTCCACGCTTTCTTTGCGCGGGTGTCTGCTTCAGTTCTCCACTCTTTGTTGCTCATCAGAAGTCTCCGATATCCTCCATAAGGTTGCGAAGCCCGTTCTCTATCATGTAGTCAAGAATCTTTCCACGTGAGGGAGTGAAGGGCTTATTCCATTCCTCTTCAATTTTTTCTACCTGCTTGGGGGGAAGGTTCAGCAGGTCAATAAGGGTTTCATTGCGATTCCACGCGATCCGATACTTCTCTTGAACGTGACCGTACTCGCGGATGAACTCCAGTAGTTCCTTCATGCGCTTGCCTGTGAGCGGGTGCTGCCGCTTGCCGTCCACCACAAAGCAATCGTCTTCGGACAGGATATTTGGAACACCGTCAGAGGAGTCGCCCTTGATGATATGCTCCATCAAGAACTGCTTGGGATTCTCCACCTCCACAAACTTCTTTTGCAGGGGAGAGAACTGTGCCACCCCAGGAAAGATGTGGAGTTGACTAAAGTCCTTGTCTCCACTCAAAATGAGTACCTTCTCGGTGGCATGGAATCGCTTTGCAAGGTACGCAATAATGTCGTCTGCCTCGCATCCACTCACGCCCATAGTGCGATACGGAAACACTTCTCGGATCTCGTCCCGCACGGTGTTCAGAATGCGGTAGAACTCGTCCCACTTTTGCTCATCGTCCTTGCGAGCCTGGCGGCGATTGGCTTTGTATTGGGGAAAGAATTCTCGTCGCCAAGACTGTCCAGAGTCATTGCAGATCACAAGTTCACCGTACTCGCGGTGAAACTTTTTACGATAGGTTCGATACGTGTTCAGCACAATGTGACGAACCAATCGCTCGTCAATCTTGCCAACGTCTCGTTCCTGCGCAAAGATGGACGACATTAGAACCTGCGAGTTGTCAACTAGAATCATTGCTGTACCTGTAGGATGAGGCAGTGCTTGTTGATGCGACCGTTTGCCTCTGCGGTCTTTGTCTTCAAAGCACTCAAATACCGAACCGCTGCGGTGAATGTCTTACGGCATCCACCCTTGTTGCTCAAGAAATCATCAGGCTTACGCAACCGCTTCTCAAAGGACTTGTTGCTGTCTACACCAATCACGGTGCTGCCCTTTACTTGCAGACCCGTCTTTGGCTCGACGGCAACAAGAACCTTTGCTGTGCGGGTGAGTGTGTTGTACACGATGAGTCCCTGTGCACCAACAATACCAGACGGCA